GGCGGCGTGATGCGACAATTGGCCAACCATAAAGGACTGACATGAGTACGCCATCATGGGTCATGACATACGACAGCTTGACGACAACTGTGCTTCAGTATTTGGAGCGCAGTGATCCCGCGGTTGTAGCTGCCATCCCTACCTTCATCACTCTATGTGAGTTTGAAATTGCCCAAGAGATCAAAACCCTTGGGCAATTTACTGTCGCCAACTCAACCGTCACCCCAGATAACCCCGTGTTGGCCAAGCCTGCGCGCTGGCGCAAGACGGTGTCGATGAGCATCAACAACGGCGCAAACATGCAACCCGTGTTCTTGCGCAAGTTCGAATACCTCAAGAATTACTGGCCAGACCCAACACAAACGGACGTGCCGGTGTACTACGCTGACACCGACTATGAGCACTGGTATCTCGCCCCAACACCTGACCAAGCCTACGAATTTGAGGTGCTCTACTACGAGCGTATCGCCCCGTTGAGCTCGACAAACCAAACCAACTGGCTGACACAGTACGCACCAAACGTAATGCTGTACGGCACTCTGTTGCAGGCCATGCCGTTCTTGAAGAACGATGCGCGCGCAATTTTTCAACAAAAATATACAGAAGCCATCACCGCGTTGAAGACCGAAGACGTCGCACGTGTTGGTGATCGTCAAGCCATCGCAGTGGATAGCTAACATGTACGCCATCTACATCATCACAAACACTGTGAATGCCAAGCAATATGTTGGCATCACAAAGCGTTTGAAAATACGTTGGCAGCAACATAAATCTGCCAATGGAAGTGCGCCTGCGCTGCATGCCGCCATCAAAAAGTACGGCATTGAAAAATTTGTTTTCACTCATTTTGCAAGCGCCAAAGATGTAGAGGCTGCTGGTGACATTGAACGCATGCTCATCAAAGAACACAACACTCTTTCGCCACATGGATATAACCTCACCATTGGCGGTGAAGGCGGCAAAGGTGTGCCAATGTCTGAAGAGCAAAAATTGGCTATCAGTAAGACTGTCAATGCTTATTTGTCTACATTGAGCGCAGAAGAGAAAAAGAAAAAATTCACAGCAAAAAATGTTGTGAGCCGTCAAGGTTCTGTGCAAAAGTCAGAATCAAAAGCAAAAACAAGTGAGTCCACAAAAGCAATGTGGGCAGAGCGCAAAGAAGAAATTCTTGCCAAACGAAAAGCAACACGAGCCATCAACAAGGCCAAAAAGATGAAGGAATTGGCATGACCACGTATTCGAATCCATATACTGGGGCTACCATCAACCCATCTCAGGTGGGTTATGAGTCATTGACGATTAGCACCGACACGGTACTTGAGTGGCCAATCAATGGCAACGTCACAGACGTGGTGGCAAACATCATTGAAGTGACGGCCACGGTTAACAGCCTGAAGCTGTACATGCCGCCTGCCAGCTCGGTGTCTGACGGCCAAAGTGCTCTGATTCGCAACATTGGCTCACGCACATTCACCGTGGTCAAGAGTGATGGTTCGACAATCGCTCCTATCGCATCTGGCGTCGCTGAATACATCTATGTGACCAACAACACAACCGACCCTGGCACATGGTCCGCTGTGACGTTTGGCACGGGTACATCGGCTGCCAATGCCGCTGACTTGGCTGGCTATGGCTTGACGGCCATCTCCACCACGCTGAACCAGTCGTACAACGTCAGCGCAATCTACTCAAACTACCAAGTTTTGATCACGGACCGTGCGTCGTTCTTGGTGTGGGAAGGCGGCGCAGGCACGTTCACATTGCCGGTGGCATCCACAGTTGGCAACAACTGGTTTGTAATGATCCGCAACAACGGCACAGGCGTTTTGAATATTGCCTTGCAGGGCACTGACACCATCGACGACAACGCAAGCGCACAACTGCAATTGGACGAATCTTTTGTCGTGGTGAGCAACGGAACAAACTGGAACACGTTTGGCTACGGTCAATCCACCACGTTCTTCTACACAATCTTGAACAAGGTCGTGACCGGTGGATCGGTTACTTTGTCATCATCCGAGGCAGCCAGCCAGATTCAGGAATACACCGGCACACTGACCAGCAATTGCACGGTTTACTTGCCACCCACGGTGCAGCAATACTCTTTACAAAACAGGACGACGGGCTCGTTCACGTTGACGTTCAGAACCACCGCAGTGGGCGCAACGACTGTTGTGCTTCCACAGGGTCAAACGATCATTGCGATTTGCGATGGCACAAACGTCTACAACGCCCAGACGGCCACATCGACTGTGCTGACAACATTAACTTTGGACAACGGATCAGCCGGAGCTCCATCGTTAAACTTTACCGGCGGCACAACTACCGGTTTGTTCTTGGCTTCTACAAACACGCTTGGGTTGGCTGCTGGCGGCGTTCAGGTTGCCACGGCAAGTACATCCGGTCTGAATAGCGTCTACGGCATCCCTGGAGGCTCGTTTTAATCATGACGGCCAAAGTTGTTGCACTACAAGTCAAGCCTGGCATCCAGCGCGATGGCACGCAGTTCGCCGCCCCTACGTATGTTGACGGGCAATGGACTCGATTCCAAAACGGCCTGCCTCGCAAGATGGGTGGTTACCGCGGCATCTTTTTGAACGGCAACGGCATCTCCCGCGGCATGACCATGAGCTCAACCAACGGGTTGAACTACGTGGTGTCCGGTTACAACTTGGGTCTTGAGCAATGGTCAACCGACAACGATGACGGTGTTGGCTTTGGACCAACGCAATACTCGTTTGTTGGCTACATCACAAGCCTGCAACTGTCGTCCGGTGGCTCTGGCTACGGCAATGGAACATATACAGGCGTTGCGCTTACCGGCGGCATTGGAACTGGCGCCACGGCAAACATCACCGTCACCAGCAACGCAGTGTCCTCAATCACTTTGGTGAACGAAGGCAACAACTACGGCAGCGGCGACATTTTGAGCGCATCTGCGGCCTCTTTGGGTGGTAGTGGCTCAGGCTTCACGGCTTTGGTTGTGTCCACCAATTACTTCCAACAAAATGACAACAATCTTTGGCAGTTTGACATTGGCTACGATTCCTCTGGTGTTGGCGCAAACAAGCTGATCGCACATCCTGGCCAAAACCTTGCGGCGATTGATAGCACGACAAACACTCGCCCATTGATTGGTGACTTCCCTGGCACCACAATGTCCCCTGTTGGTGTGTTCACCGACGTGGCCACGCTGAACTCCACAACCACCGCAACCTTTGCCGCCACCAACGTGGCCATCGGTGCAGGATTGTCGGTGACCGGTACGGGTATCCCAGCCAACACAACCGTGGTGTCAGCTTCTGAGGTGTCCGGCACATGGACTGTGATTCTGAGCAACGCGGCAACCATCACCGGCACATCCACTTTGACATTCGACGCCAACGTCTCGGTGTCTGGCGGCGTGGTAATGCTCCACCCGTACCTGTTTGTGTACGGCAACTATGGCCTGATCAAGAACAGTTCGGCTGGCAACTTCAACGATTGGGTATCAGCGGACGCCAACGAGACGTCTGTGGCCACCGGTAAGGTCGTTAAGGGCCTACCCCTGCGCGGCGGTACAACGTCGCCTGCTGGCCTGTTTTGGACGCTAGATTCAGTGGTTCGCGTGACCTATGCACCCACCACGGTCAATAACCTGAACTTCTACTGGAAGTACGACCTCGTCACCAGCCAGAGCTCGGTTATGTCGTCGCAGTGCTTCATTGAGTACGACGGCATTTTCTATTGGACCGGCGTTGATCGCTTCTTGTCCTACAACGGCGTTGTGCAGGAAATCCCGAACAACCAAAACATGAACTACTTTTTTGACAACCTGAACTATTCTCAGCGTCAAAAGGTGTGGTGCACAAAGATTCCCCGCTGGGGCGAGATTTGGTGGTTCTACCCCAAGGGCGATGCAACCGAGTGCACCGATGCCATCATCTACAACGTGCGCGAGAAGACGTGGTACGACGCAGGTCAAGCACCTGGCGCGCGCCGCTCTGCCGGCACGTTCTCTGAGGTGTTCCGTCAACCCGTATGGGGCGGCTGGGAAGAGAACAACACCGGCAAATACACCCAGTGGCAGCACGAAACTGGCGTCAATGAGATTTACCTCAACAACGTGAACGCAATTGACTCATTCTTTGAGACGCCTGCGTTGGGTTCTTACTCTGGTTTGGTGGGTACAACACAACAAGCCGGTGACAACGTCTGGACTCGATGCGAACGCGTGGAACCTGACTTCGTGCAGTCTGAAGACATGTACTTGGTTGTGACCGGTAAGGGCTACGCCGAAGACGTGGATCAGCCGT